GAGAGCGGCCGAACGTCAGCGGCGGGCACCGTTCTGGTCCTTGACCGAGGTCGAGAAGCAGGTCCTGAAATTGCTGGCCGCTGGCAAGACTGCAGACGAGATCGCAAACATTGTGCATAACACCCCCGGACAGGCATGTGAATCTGATTTCAAGAACAACGATGGCACTCAGCCAGCGGGTGTTCGTAAGCGAGAGGCCATGTTTTATTACAAACTTGGCGCACCTCAGTGGTTCGTACGTGAATTTGCGTCAAACACATCGGTGAGAGTATTCACCAGGTATGGTTTGAGGGGCAAGGTTAGCGGCCAACGTTGGTCCGGCGAGGTTACCACAACCACCGGCAACGGGTATGTCAATGCATGCGTTAGCCTAGCAGCTCTCCGGGAAGCCGGCGTGAAGAAGTCAACTACTTTGGTGTATGGAGATGACAATTTGACGTACACACTCGAAGAGCGTGCAGATGTAGCTGCCGCTATGTCGAGTGTGTCAGCAAGTTTTGGGATGGAAGCTGAAACAAAGCTACCTGAAAGGCGCGAGCAAGCGACCTTCTTGCGTAAGCGTTTCGTCCCAAGCGCACACAGATCATTTCCTGTCCCTTCTTTCGGTCGAGTCCTGGCGAAGCTACCTGTCCGAGCTAATTATAATAAGGCAGTTAGCGATGCAGATTATATGTCCGGCAAGTTGTTGTCGGCAGCATATGAACACAGGCACATTCTGAGCTTACGAACCATCCTTCTGGAAACTGCAGAGCAGCTATCACCTACTCCCTATTTGGATATGAGGAACCAGGCAATGGCTTATAAGTACACTGCAGAGGAACTACGCGACATGACTTCGAAGGCAGAAGTCATTGACCCTGACTATCTCGGGTCCTTCCTCCAACACGTTTACGGTGTGTGGGAGGGGGGTCTTGTCGAGTGTTATGTTTCCGTGTGTGATGGAATCCTTGGATTCCAGCGAGTTAACGGCACACGCGGGAAAGGGGTCCGTGACAAACCAATGACCCACATTGCCCCTAGGTTGCCCAGGGCATTGTGGGACACTTGCTTCGAGTCTCTTGTCACAGTCGACGTCTCTCTGTAGCGGTCTTCCGACTAGTCCGGGGTTATGCGTTCCCCGTTAACAAATGGTTACTACTCGCACAAGTGAT